ATTATTTTATCTCGGGTGTATTCATGCAAGCCGAGCAAAAGAACAGGAATGGTAGAGTATACCCAATGAATGTTCTTGATCCAAAAGTTCAACAGTACAATGAAAATTTTGTTTCCAAGAAAAGGGCATTTGGTGAATTAAATCATCCAAAGGGTCCTACTGTTAATTTGGACAGAGTTTCTCATATAGTTAAGGATTTAATAGTAGAGGGTAATAATTTTACTGGTAAAGCTAAAATTATGGATACCCCTATGGGAAAGATAGTAAAAAGTCTTATGGATGAGGATGCTAGACTAGGTGTATCTACTAGAGGTATGGGATCACTAAAAAGTCAAAACGGCATCAATATGGTACAACCAGATTTTTCTTTAGCTGCAATTGATATTGTTGCAGATCCCTCTGCTCCAGATGCATTTGTTGATGGTATCATGGAAGGAAAAGAATGGATTTGGGAAAATGGTATCCTCAAAGAAACAATAATTTCAGATTACCACAGACAGATAAAAGAAACCCCAGCAAGAAAAATGCAGGATACATTCTCTGCATTGTTTGAGGACTTTTTGCGGAAATTAT